GCTTCGACTGGGACGGGGGGCCGAAACGTTTCGTAAAGTAATCCAGGGCCCCTTTATAATCGAACAGACGGGTTCGGGCGCCGGACCTGTCGACGACCTGGGTCCATTTCCCTTCCTTTAAAAGCCAGTCGAGCGTAACGACCCATCCAGTATCGTTTCCCCCACAGTAAAACGGGTTCGATTTAAGGGCCTGTTCGATCCGGTCTAAATGGTCCAGGAATCCTTCCCCCAGGGCCCGATCGATATTCGTCGATCGGTGGAAGTTATCGGTCGAACAAATAACGAACCCGTGTTCCTTCGCGATCGTATTCCACCATGTTACAATCAACTGGTAAGGATTCTGCAGTCGCAGCCGTTCCAGCATTTCGTTTTCAGAAGTCCCGTTAAGAGGAAATATATATTTTCTTAGTATATATCTTATAATAATGTCGCCCTGGTCATTCTGGACAGGGTTTCCCTGGCCGTTCTGGACAGGGGGCCGGCCATTCTGGACAGACCCCCGAACCATTCCGGCCAGGGTTTCGATTCGACCTTTATCGATGGAAATTAATGGCTTCCTTCCATCCCTGGCCTTCCGAATAATAATCCCCTGTTCGACCATTCCGTCGACGACCCTTCGAAGCGTCCTGGGGGCTATAAAGTCGAAGATTTCTTCGAAGTCCGTCCAGCCCCATTCCAGTTCGTCGACCCCCAGGTCGTTCATTAACCAGTAAGTTTGTTGCGCGATAATTGCTTCCCTTACCCCGATTATTCGAGCCAGGGCCGGCAGGAATAACCAGGGACGGGTCGGAAGAAGGTAATAACTCATATTATGCGGGGGTTTTATATTCGGTTATTGCCTGTTTAATTTTGGCTGGACTTTTCAGATCGTAACCGTCGTTAATGGTCCGTTGAATAAAAGCCCTGGCCGAACGATGGATCGCTTCGGCTGAACCATATTCTTCGGGGGTGAATTGTTCGCGGACGGCCCGAAGGATTTTAATAACCCGTTCGTCGTCTTCGGTTAACCTGTTCGTCGACAGGACCGATTCCAGGGAAGCCGGCTTCGCATATATCCCATGAAAGACGGGGCCCAGGCGATCGCGATCGTCCCCGATCGTAATCCCGACGTCGTAATAGGCTTTCTTTAGATCCCCCAGGTTAAGCGCTTTTGGGGCGTCCTGCGTCGTTCCCCTGTCGGCCTGGGTATTTCCCCGCGTGGAAGACTGCGGACGTTCTGGGGTATTTTGGGCGTGTTTAACGGGTCGTCCGTCTTTTGAATAGTATTTCCATTTATCGACGGCCATTCGTTCGTCGTATTTCGGAATTTTCCCGTTCGGTTTTAATTCCATCCATATTTCCGGTAATTCGAATTCCAGGCCGTAACCGAAATAAGCCAGGGCCTTTCTTACGGCCTTATGTGCTGCAGTCGTAACCGGATCCCCATATCCTTCGGCCAGATCCCCGTCCTTTAACTGGACGGCCCCCGACATTTCGCGGACGATAACGCCCTGGTCGGAAGTCGGAATCGAAACCCTGGCCGTAATGGACACATAAGATCCGACGACTACTGGCTGATATGGAAGGGTAAAGGACCAGAATGGAAGACGATCGTTCATATCGCGGACGGTCCCTTCCCATGAAAGGGCGACGATAAATCGGCAGATCCCAGGGAATGTTTTTTCGCGTCGGGGTTTCGTTACGCAGTATTCGCGGGGGATAGGCCTGGACAGAATGGACAGGGTTTCGGCCAGGGGCCGGTAATTTGTGTTTTCCATAATTCGGTCGCGTTCTAGTTTTTAAAAAGGAAATATAATTACAAAGGGGGAAAGTATCCAGTTCCAGTCTGCAGACCGAAACCGAAGACTTCCCCCCCTGGATACTTATTCCGTCGACTGGGCTTCGATATCCTTCGCGATCTTTTCCAGCCATTTCCGAAGAAGATATGGCATTTCTTCCCCTTCCCCCTTTCTCATTTGTTCGACGTCGACCTGGACAGACAGGATCGAATTGTTAACTTCGTCGCGAAATTCGTCGAATTCCTTCGCGAGCTCGACGAACTTAAAAACGACCAGGGCCCCTTCGGGGGTCGTTCGGATATCCAGGCCCTTCGAAACACGGGTCTTCCATGCCCCCAGTTTAGTAACCGTATCCCATAAGCGTTCGACCTGTTCGAATTCCCAGACCGGTCCAGGGTCTTCGGAATTATCGCGGGGCCTTATACCCCCCAGGGCCGATTCGAATCTTAACAGGTCTTCCCGTTGATTCGCTGCAAAACCTGTTAATTTGTCGACCCTGGTCGCGATGGAATCCCCCCCGTTATCCGTGTATCCCCCCCCTGTATTACATTCCCTTTCCAGATGGGCCAGTCTTTCGAATATGCCAGCAATCCGTTTAAACCTGTCGTCTTCTGGCCGTTCGTCGTCGTAACCCAGGGACCGACCGATTTCCCGAATATACTGGGCCGACTGTTCGCAGAAGGCCAGTACGACAGCATAATTAGCGCGAATCCTGTCCAGGGTTTCCGAAACGTAATCGCCCTTAAGGTCTGGGGTCTGTTTGATTTCGAAAACCGATTTAATCCGATCGATTTCTGTTCGAAGACCATGTAATCCCCTGTTGATTACTTTTGAAGAATCCCGATAATCCTGGATCCAGGACGAAGTAATAACCGGACCCCCGTCGACTGGATTATCGTCTTCCTGGATTCCAAAGAATTTACAAAGGGCGTTCAAATGGTCGACCCGATAGAACCGGACCGACGCGATCCCGTCCTTCGGGTCGGACGATTTACTGGGTCGCGTGTACTGTCCCAGGGCTTCTTCCAGCATATTAAGCCGGACGTCGTTGGATGCGATCTGGCCGGCCAGACCGTTAAACCTGCGCAAGATACCGACCCATAAGGCGATCGTTTTAACCAGGGTATTAAGGGCGTGTTTAATAGTATTCATTTCGCGTTCTCTTTTTAAATGTTAGTATGTTCGAAGATTAAATGGACGTCGGCCAGGGCGACGTCCTGTTCGACCTGCAGAATTCGGATTCTAAGGTCGATATATTGGAAGGGCTTATCGGGTCCCCAGTCTTTCAAGGCGTCCCGAACCGCAGTCCTGGAAACCCCCAGAAGACGGGCCGTTTCTGAAATGGACCCGATCCTGTCGACGATCTGTTCGCATTCTGGCCGAAGGTCGTCCAGGGACAGTTCCAACGTTTCCCCGATAATCAGTTTTTTCGATTGCATCGTTTCAGGTTTTAAGGATTAATAAAATCGGGCGCCGGCCTTAACGACTTCGGATCGCACGTCGAAGGCCGAAAAATATGGGGCCCCCGACGACGACCAGGACGACGACGATAAGGATAAGGGATCCGATCGCGCCGGCCCCTGGAAGGGAATCGGCATTCGCTGGACGGTCCAGGTTTCGGATTGCTTCCTGGCCGATTTCGGTATAAAGTTCTTTTGGATTCATGGTTATTCGATTGTTCGTTCGCGTCGGGGGGGCGTGTAACTGGCCCCCGACATATGTTCGTAAAATTCGTTATTCGCAGCCGAAGGAAGGGTCCAGACGGGGTCGTCGTAAAATTCCCCATATTGTGCCTGTAGATTATCCCAGAACTCGGGGTCGACCTTGTATCCTAAGCAACGAAAACAGGGCTTCGACGAATCCCCCAGAAGGTTAACCCCGATTCCATAAAGGGTCCGTCCGCGATTACTGGAAACCCAGTGTCCCCGACCGAAGCAACGCGAACAGGGATAATCGAATCGAAGTAAATGTCCGATCCCATACCGAAGGGCTATTCGCTGGAAGGGGATCTGGGGAAGGCCGTAAAACCCTTCTTCAAATAAGAAGGTAAATTCCCACGGGCCGATATCTGGGGGGGCGAAGTCGTCGTCGTCCCTGGCCGATCGCCTGGGTTTCTTCGCCTGTCGATCCTGGATCTTAAGAACGAAGTTCGTCCAGCCTTCCGACAGTCGAATCGGCTTCGTTAACTTCTTCGTCGACCCCCCTGTTATTCCGTGTTGTTTAGCAGAATCGGAAAGGGCGAAGAGTTCGCGTTCCAGTTTCGGAAATGCTTCTGGGGGGTATTGGATCGGGTCTGGGTAGCTTAAACCCGACTTCATTCGAAGGCGACGTAATTCGACCGTAAAGTCGATAAACGCCAGATAAGGATTATTCATTCGGTCGCGTTTTCTGGTTATGGGATTTCGCGTTCAGTAGATTCGACAGGTAAAAAAGACGACGCCTTATTTCTTTTATTTTCGAATGGACGGGGTCGAAGTCTTCCTTCGATATTTCGTCTTCCATCCAGGAAAATAACTGTTCGATCTTTTTACAAAGGGGCGAACAAAAGACCTGAGGTCGACCCCTTACCCCGACAGGGGCGTCGAAGCCGTTCCCGCAGGAAGGGCAGAATCTTTTTTCGGTCGCGTTCATAGTGTAAGGACTTCCCTGGAATACTTAAGTTCCAGGGGATGCAGGGGGGACGGGACAGAACGAAACTTCCAGGATTCGCGACTTCGTTATAATGCGGACGCCTTCTTCCTGGTCGACGCCTTCTTCCCATTCCTGGACGATATAACTAGGAAACAGTCGAAAGATACCTTCGGGCATATTATCCAGGGCTTCGAATTCTGGGACCAGTTCGACGTCGGCCCGAAGCCGGCCTTCTGCGTCCAGGTCGAAATCCTGGGCCCTTCCGACGACCCTTTCCTGGTCGAAGTTAAGGGTTACTGGGATCGGTTCGTCGGGAAGGATCATTCCTTCGGGGACGATCCGGTCTGGACTAAATTCGTCCAGGGACAGTTCGATTTTAAAAGGTTTCTTTTTCATGGGTTCTCAAGTTATACGCGTCGGGCCCGTCCGTCGATAAAGGCCGATCTTTACGAAATCGGAATAATCCTTATATCGTTTCATCGCCTTCGAAACAATCGAAATCGATTCTTCGGACGGGATAACGCGGAATAAATGGATAGCTTTTTCGATCGGTCCGAAATCCTGGTCCCCGTGGAACCATATGGCCGCGAAGCCCCGATCGTCGACTTCGGCAATAAGGACGCGATTTTCTGGGTCGACCTGGACGAAATGTTTCGTCGACTGGGGTCCGCAGAAGATCCAGTCCAGGGAATCTTCGAAATACGATCGCGATTCGTTCTTCGACTTGAAAGTAACGATTAACGCGTCCATTTCGTTATGTTGGTCGAACTTCGTCTGGACGTTGATCTTATGCAGATCGTCCAGGACGAAGTCGAAGGGGGATTCGTTTTTATTCATTTTTTTTTGGCGTTGCTTTACATATGATTTTAAGACGTTGGTTTGGATTAATTGATAAGTCCGCGACGACGTCGACGACGACCCCCAGGATATTCGAACAGTCCTGGGTTATCTGTTGGATCGTCGATTCCATCGATCGGATATCGCCCTTCCCCCCTTTAAAGGAAATGCGAAGGGTTCACACATGTAATCTTGTGATGCAGCCCATTCCAACTTTGAAGGGCCATAAAGTCCGGATTCTGCAGCGACCCAGTATCGACGAATTAAGGACGCATATCGATAAACAGGGATTTTGAATTTCCCGTATTTCGTAACCTGCGTAAATGCCCCAGAATCCAGGACCCAGGAAACCTTCGGGGATGGGGGGGGCGACCCCTGGGAATTTCTCCGAATTAATCTGTTTATACTTATGCACGCCCTTTCGACTTTTGGGGCGTCGTATGTGTTAAATATTCCGACGAAGAATTTATCCACGTATTTTTTTTATAATCGGGTTCTGTTGATATTTCGCGGGAAGCCGGCCTTCTGATAAGACCCATTCGATATATGAACGGGCCGACGCAGCATTCCCAGAAAGGACGGACAGGTCGACCCAGGACTTAAGGTCCAGCATTATATCCGACGCGATAGAAACGACGGTCTGGGCCTTCTTCCGGTCGCAGTCGTCGGGGATCGGGGCGATCTGCCAGAAAAGGTCCTGGTCTGGGTCCCCGTTATCAATCCCGTCTTCTGGGCCATAGTACATATTAAGGGGTTTAAGCCCCCAGACTTTCGCGAAATCCAGGGCAGTCGATCCCCTGGACTTCCAGTCCCGAACAGATATCGAAGCCAGTTCGACGCCTTCTGGCGTCCAGTAACGGATCCATTTAATATGCGTATCGACCAGGACGTCGGGGGAAATGCCGGCCTTTTTACATTCGATTAAATAGTCGAAAAACTGGGTCCATCGCAGGGCGTCGACCGATTCCGATCGTTTCGAATAAACGGCCTTAAATCTTTCGAGAATAGAAAGGGTAAAAACGGCCCAGATCGACAGGGCTTCGGAAAGGAAGCGTTCCATCCATAAGACCGAAATCGTCTGGAATCCGATATGGGAACAGTTCGCCATAATAGGCGAAATCGAATAGGTTTCTTTTTTCATGGGTTCGCGTGAATTGAAGTTAATGATCCCGATTAAATCGGTCGCGATCGGGGGGGCTTAATTGCATTCTTTAAAAACGAACGACAGGGCGTCGGAAACTTTATCGAAGGGGCCGTCCGACACGAATAACGGGTTTTCCCGTCCGTCTTCTTCGTAAATGCAGACTTCGACCGTTTTCGTTTCGACGTCGTAATCGAAGGAAGGAAAGACGCAGGTATTATATATATCCATTCGGGCGTTTATCCGAACGAACCTGGACTGGCCGGAACCGACTTCGGGAAGGACGTCTTCCAGATAAGGGGCGTTCTCGAAAAAGGCCAGGACTGATTCCCGCGTTAATTCCTTCGGTTCGAAACGTGTATGGTCCCTGCAGTCCGAAGACCCGTCGACGTTCCAGAAAATATCGGTCTTATATTCCTGGCCGTCGTTATCCAGGGCCATAATTTCCCAGTCGTCTTCGGATAAAAAGAAGCGCTTTATCTGCCCCGACTTTACCTTATCCAAAATATCGGGATAAATCTGGGTCGTTAAATGCCGGTTCGTACAGTGTTTATCCAGCCAGTCGGGATTCGTTGGGGGGTTCGGGGAAAGAAGGGTCGACAGTTCGGTCCCGTCCTTCGTATCGAAGACAGGGATCCAGCCCCGTTCCATAATGTCCAGGACGATCCTGTCCAGGATAATCCGATAAGCGACGGGGACGTCGTTAAACATGGGTAAGGGGTCCCCCGTGTATAAATCGTGTTCCCCTGTCAGGTTGAAAAACTCAACATATTCGTTAGCGTATTTATGGGGATCGACGATCCCCGAATCCAGGAATTCGGCCCAGATAACATGTAAGTATCCTTCGATTAAAGTGATAACTTTCTGGATTCCTTCGGGGGTCGTAACGTCGATAAGTGCTTTCATGGGTTTTCGTGTTAATGGTTTTAAGGTCGCGTTCTAGGGTAATATACGACCTGGAATCTATAGGTTCCAGATTGATAAACTTTTTTTCTGACATACATTAAAACGACTATGGAATCCGAATTAATATGGACCTGGGTCTGGTTCTGGGTTTCGTCCCTGGGTTTAATCGCCTGGTCGATCGTCGATATCGTCTGGGTCTATTCAATAGCCCGACGCCTTCTTCGGGAAGGCCGACTGGACGAAGCCGTCGTCCTTCGACTTATGTCGTTCGCCCTTTTTGCGATCTGTTGTTTTGGGGTCGGTTGGTTCGGGATTTCCCTTTTCGATATGTACGATTTAAAACTTATCTGGCCTTTTTGACCAGAAAAGGAACGCGATATGGCACAAAGGAAAAAAACACGCGACCAGGCGAAGACGAAGAACCGTCCCAGGATCGATTTAAATCTGGCTGCGGAATGTCTGGTTTATGCTGCATTCCACGGGGACGAAGCCGCATCGGAAAAATTCGGAAGGACCGTTCGGACGATACAGCGTTATCGATCCAGGTCGCTCGAGGACCCCGAACTGTCGGGAGTTGTCGCCTATAAGATTTCGCAATTCGAAAAAACGGACTGGCCGGACAAACTGTCCAGGACGATCGAAGGGGCCCTGGAAGCCGTCGCGACGGCCTGTAAGGAACTGGACAAAAAGAAGCCGGAATCCCTGGAAGCGATCGGGGCGACCCTGGCCGTATTGTTCGACTATAAACTGGCGATTGATTTACTAAATGCGCGGACTTCGGAAAATAGAATCCTTACAGCGACGGATCGACAGATGGGTCCCTTCGAAACAGTCCAGGGGGAAGCGTAAGTCCGACGAAGCCGGCCCAGAAGATCGGGCGCCGATCAAATGGGAACGCGTCCCCTTATATCCGAAACAGGCCGCGATCGTCGACGACGGGTCCCGTTTCACGATATGCGAAGCGACGACGAAGGCCGGGAAGACTATGTCGCATATCGAATGGATTATCGAAGAATCCATCGAAAGGGGCTTCGGGAATTCCTGGTGGGTCGCTACTACTCACGATACAGCCGATATCGCGTATCGACGGACGAAGCAACGACTTAACGGATTCATTCAACAAAGGGGAAAACTTAAACGGGTCGGGGAACCGATCCCCTTTAAGTCGAACGAAACCCGTCGAATTATCTGGGTCGGGGGGGCTGCGATCTGGTTTAAGACGGCAGAAAAACCGGATAACCTTTTCGGGGAAGACGTCCATACATTAGTCGGGGACGAAATAACCCGCTGGAAAGAAGGGGCCTGGACTGCATGTTATACGACCTTATCCGCGACGGGGGGAAGGGCGAAGTTAATCGGGAACGTTAAGGGGTCGAAAAACTGGGCCTTTAAGATCGCCAGAAAAGCCCAGTCGAAGAAATTAAAAGACTGGGCTTATCATAAATTAACGGCAGACGACGCGATCGAAGGGGGGGTAATGGACCCCGACGTCCTGGCCCAGGCCGAACAGGATTTACCCCAGGAAGTCTTTCTGGAACTATACTTCGCCCAGGCGACGGACGACGGGGGAAACCCCTTCGGAATGAAGTTTATCGAAGAAATAATGGTCGACGGACCTTCGGACCGGCCGGCGGTTGTTTATGGCGTCGACCTTGCAAAAAAACAGGACTGGACCTGGATAATCGGATTAGACGAAACGGGGACCCAGACGACGTCGGTTCGATTCCAGAAGAAGCCCTGGCGCGAAGTCGCGAAGATCGTCGGGAAGATATGCGGGGACGTTCCGACCCTGGTCGACTCGACTGGTGTCGGGGACGCAGTCCTGGAAATGATACAGGAATTTTGCCTGGACGCAGAAGGGTTTATTTTCTCGGGGGGGATAAACGGATCGAAACAAAAATTAATGGAAGGTCTGGCCGTCGATATTCAACGCGGGGGAATTAAGATATTCGACGAACGATTAAAGTCGGAACTTCAAACGATAGAATATACAGTTAAGCGAACCGGGACGACATACGAAGCCCCCGAAGGGGAAACCGACGACGGGGTTATGTCCCTGGGAATGGCTGCAAAGCATTTACGCGACCGGCCCCGATATGAATATGGGTATAGGTCATTGAATGAACCAACAAAAAAAGGGAAACGATGAAAAAACACGCGATCATTAATTACGAACAATTCCAGACCGTTAAATGGGAATGGAAACAGGACGATTCCGTCTTCCATGTTACCTTCCTGGCCCCGACTATGGTCGGCCCCTGGCCGGAAAAGTATACGAAGGAAATAAATATCGCGGACCTGCAGCCGGACGAAGACTTCTGGGAAGCCCTGGCCCGACTTAAATTCCTGGTCTGTCGGGGGATGGACTGGGAAGCGAAGGCCGGCAAACTGGCCCAGATCGTCGTCGTCGGAATTGAGTTTAAACGCAGGACGACGGATATTTACGATCTGTTTATATCGTTCGAATACACGTCGCAGAACACGGGAATAACTGCGATCTATAAGAAGGGGGTCCAGTTTACGTCGGTCGAAAAGATGAAACATTCCCTGGACGAACGCGAGCTGGACGACGTCGCGACCCTGGCCGAAGAATTGCGACTTTACGTTTCCCGTCGAAAGGGTATGCAGGGGGATTTATTTTCGAACGACTGGGAATCCGAAGATTCGAATTCGGAAACGGCAGAAGTTAAAATGTTTAAAAATTAGGGGGAAGAATGAGTCCAAAAATACACGAATTAAAGTGTTGGCCGACGTTTTTCGACGCGATCGACAAAGGTAAGAAAACCTTCGAAGTTCGGAAGAACGATCGGGACTTCCAGGTCCGCGATATTTTGATACTGCAGGAATGGGACCCCGTCGAAGAACGATATTCGGGTCGGCTTATATTTGTGGAAGTCGTTTACATTTTGGAAGGGGGCCAGATGGGGATCGAAGCCGGCTTCGTATGTATGGCAATAAAAAGAAAACTGTAATGAAAACCCAGACCGAAGAATCGACGACCCTGGTCGAGTGCGCGAACCCGTCCTGTAATGTAATGATCGAAATTAAAAACGGACGGGGCCGAAAACGTCGGACCTGTTCGGATCGCTGCAGGAAGGTCGTATCCCGTTTAATGCGCCGGCTTAGGTCTATGCGGACGCCCGGGGGCGTCGGTCCTTCGGTCTTAAAATGAACGCAAACCATGAAAAAACTTAAAGTTATCGTACGCGATACGACAGACGGTCGGACCCTGGACGAACAGAACTTTTCCAGCCATAAACCCTTCCTGGGCTTTTTTACGAAACTGAAAAAGAAGGGCTGGAAGATCGTCGACGAAGAAACCGTTTCGACTGTATGGGTCGAACAGAACGACTTGTTTTCGGGGGGTGAATAAGATGGGAAAAGAACAGGATTCAAACTATTATAATTCGCTGTATGCGAATTCGTCGAAATACCGGAAGTCCTGGAACCAGATATCCCCCAGGAAGAAACTCTGGTCGGCTGCAGCGTCTTTCGTTAATACGCCAGGGGTCGTCGACCTGGGTTCGGGCGCCGGACAGTTTGCCGAATGCCTTTTCGAAACGACGGGGATCCAGTATTATAAGGGCCTGGACTTTTCAGAAAAGGCCGTCCGTATGTCCAGGGAACGCCTGGTCGACAAACGGATCGACGAATATCTGGGATCGGGCGACGATAAAAGATGGGAATTTAATGTCGTCGATTTAAACGCCCTGGCCGGCTTCCATTCCCAGGCGTTCTTCCGGTTCGGGGACGCGGACGTCTGGACGTTTACGATCCTGGAAGTCCTGGAACACGTCGAAAAGGATCTGGAAATCCTGTCCCTGGTTCCAGAAGGAAGTCCCGTCGTTATATCGGTCCCTTCGTTCGACGACGAAGCGCACTGTCGACATTTTACTTCGAAGGAATCTGTCGTCTTTCGATACAGTCCTTATATTCAAATTAAACAGATTCGAACCCCCTGGAAATGGTATGTCGTCCAGGGAATTAAAAAGACAAAGGTCGACCATGAAAAAGACAAGTTATCCAGCCCGAATCTTTTCGAAGGTTAACAATTTCTTCGGGAGTTTTAAGGGACTGGTCCGAACTGCGGGGAACGCGATCGGGGTTTATTGGATGAACATTTCCGCGTCCTGGACGAAACCCAGTTACGAAGTTCTAGCAAGGAAGGCCCTTCGGAATCCCTATTCGTCGCGGGGTATGCAGTTAATCGCGGACGCGGTTTCGTCGATAGCCGATACCCTGGTCGTTCGCCGGCCAGATGGAAAGGGGGGCGAAGAAACCGTCGAAAATCATCCGATCGCCCAACTTCTAAGGAAGCCGAATTCCCAGGAATCGACGTCCGACTTCTTTAAGAAATTGATTTACGATCTTTTTCTGGGGGGCGAAATAATTATCCGAATGGTCGGTCCGACGACCAGATTTAAGCCCGACAGGTTTTTAAGGGTCGCCCCGAATAGACTTATCCAGATGGACGTCGACGAAGATACAGGGGAAATCGTCCGGTTCTGGATCCGGAATTTAACGGGGGTTTCCAGGGAATACGACAGAAAGGAAATTATCTTCGTCGCGAATTACGATCCCCTGGATATCTGGGGACGGGGCCGGCCCCTTATCCTTTCTATCTTACAAGCCCTGGACCTGTTCGACGAAGCTATGGAATGGGGGAAATCCATTTCCGAACATAAGGGAAGAATCCCTGGGTTCTTTATGGCCGAAGGTAAACTGGGGGATTCCCAGGCCGACAGGTTAAAAAGGGAAATGCAGGAAGCATACGTCCGCGATTCTGGGACGGCCCTTCCTGGACTCCTGGAAGGGGGAATGAAGTTCGAAAAGAACGCGATCGATCCCAACGAAGCGAACTGGGCCCAGGGATTGATTAATTATATGCGAATGATCGCTGCAGGGATCGGGATCGATCCGGCCCTTCTGGGGGATAACGCGAATAAGACTTATTCGAATTACGTCGAAGCATATCGGGCCCTGTTCCAGTTAACCGTCCTTCCCCTGGTCGACTGGATCCTTTCGCAGATGAACTGCCAGTTAATGCCGGCATATGGGACCCCCGACCATTTCGTAACATACGACGAACAGGCGATTTCCGCGATCCAGGAAGACTTAAACGCGAAGGCGACCCGACTGGTCGCCCTGGTCGCGGGGACCATTCTTTCCCCAGACGAAGCCCGACAGAAACTAGGGGAAGACCCCAGGGGGGGACAGGCCGACGAATTACTGGCCCGAACTGGCGTCGTCGCCCTGGAAGATACGGCCTTTACCGTTCCCGTCCCTGAACCCGCAGCCGACGACGACGACGAAGTCGACCCAGAAGACGAACCGGACGACGGGGATTCCCTGGCCCAGTTAAGTCGGGGTCTGGACGGATTAATTAAACACGCCCTTAATGGGATAAACTGAGAAATCGAAATGAACGCGACACATGAAAAAGGCGACCTTTCGCGTCGGTTATATGCCGGCCCTGGGTATGCAGAAACCGAAGCCCCCGCGAAGAAGACGAAAGTCGGATGGATCTTCCCCTTATGGGGCCGGCCAGAAGTCTTTCGACTGGTCCTGGAAAACTTTGTCCAGGTCCGGCATAAATTAAAAGACCTGTTCGAAATGGTCGCGATCTGCATTCGTAGCCCAGAAGACGAAACCCCCTGGGACGGCCTGGACTGGTTCTGGAAGGAAGTCGAAACAGGGGGCGTCCTGGAAGTCGTCTATTCAAACGAAGTAATGGGTCCGAAATGGAACGAAGGGTTTTTAATGGCCCTTCAATGGGGGGCCGACGTCGTCTTACAAATGGGATCGGATAACCTTATATCCTGGCCGTATGTCGAACGGGCCGTTTCGAATGTAATCGCCGGCCGACCCATAGTCGGGATTAAACAATGTGTCTTTTTTAACTGGTCGACGTCTGCGACCGGGATCGTATATCCCAAAAGAAACCCCTTCGGATATGGTCCTGGACGGTTCTATTCTTCGGACGTCCTGGATCGCCTGGGCTGGACCCCATATCCATCGAACGCACGTCGACGAATGGAAGCGCATATCGGCCAGAACTTAAAGTCGATCGGACTGGAACGGGCCCATTTGTTCGATATGGTATTCGGGCCAGGGGCAGACGAAGTTAACCAGATCGTCGTCGACCTTAAGACGGGGGTTTCGATGAATGATTTCGACGCAGCCAGGAAACGTCGAATTCGGAATAAAGAATGGACAGACAGTCCGAAGGGCCTGGGGGTCCGTATGTTTCCCGACCTGTCCTGGCCGGTTGAGTTCCAAAAATACTTAACCAGATGGGTCGAAACTCAGAACGACACGTCGGAACGGAGGAATTAAAATGGAAACTTACCTGGACAAAATGGACAGACGAAATCCCCCCGATCGACCTTTTCGATCCCTGGTTCATTTCTGGATAACTTCTTTAAATCGTCCGAAGACCTGTAAGAAGACGATCCGGCATTTACTGGACCTTCACGTCGGGGCCCGAATTACCGTCGCGGACGATTCCCCAGATCCAGACGTCCTTCGGGGAATCGTCGACGCCTTCCCAGATAACGTCGACGGGGTTTATTTCGACTTCGACGCGGGGGTATCGAAGAAGCGAAACAGGGCGTTAAAACATACCGACGCCCCTTATATCGTTTTTATGGACGACGATAATCTGGTCGGCCCCGAAACCCGTTTCGATCACATGTTTGCTTTACTCGAGTTTTTCCCGCGACTGGCCGTCGTCGGACAAAGGAAAAACGACCCTGGCCGAAATCGTTGGTCGAATTCGGAATCGCGGTTCCGACTTGCGACGTCCAGGGAAGGAATGGCCCTTAAAACGATCCGGCCCCCAGAACGTCCGACGATATACCGTCGCGACTGGGGACATTCTGATAATACCCCGATCCCCTTCTTTTATGTCGACTTCGTTCCCCTTTGTTGTATGGTTCGACGGGACGTTCTGGAAATCGTCGACTGGGACGAAAGGTATAAGACCTGCGGGGAACATATCGACTTTTTTCTTCGACTGGCTGCAGCGAATGGGAAGAAGAAGATTATCGATTATCTGGAAGGAAGGATAAGGGCCGAAACAGATCCAGATCGGGCGCCGAAGTTTCCGGAAATGATAAACGAAGGTCGTCTTCTGGTCGCCTTCCTTCCTGGGTCCCATTTTGTCGATACTGCAGAAAGGAACGAAGAATATAAAGCATTAAGACGACGGGGGTCGTCGTTTCGCCGGCATATGAAAAACAGATGGGGTTTTTCTGGCGTGCATACCTGGAATACAGCGATAACATATAAATATGATTACGGAATTTAAACTGGTTATCGGGGCCGGTTCTGGTCGTTGTGGAACGACGTCTTTCGCCCATTTCCTGAACGCCCAACAGGGGGCGATCGTATCCCATGAAACGTTTTCGAAAACCCTTCCCTGGGATCGGGTCGGCCAGAAGGTCTTCGTCGATAAACTTATCCGAAGGGGACAGAATTCGGGGGCCAGATATTACGGGGACGTCGCCCTTCAATGGACGAATAATATTCCCCTTCTGGTCGACAGGGGGGCGAAGGTCGTCGTCCTGAAACGGGGACGGGAAGAATTTATCGGGTCTTTCCTTCGTAAATCCAGGAATCGGAATAACTGGCAACACAAGAAAAACGGGGGGACGCCCCGTTCGCCCTGGTTTAACTGTTTCCCGAAATTCCCTGGCCCGTCAAAAGCGAAGGCCCTGGGCCAGTACTGGGACCATGTATATAACGAACTGGTCCCGTCGTCGCTCGAGGAATGCGGACCCGATAACGTCCTGGTCGTATACGTCGACGCCCTTAATTCAGAACGCGGACTTAAAAGGATCCTGGACTGGATCGGGATCGACCCAGTCGACCAGGCTATTAAGGCCGGAATCCATCGCAATAAAACACGGAAAAAGTAATGGGAACGATCGACGACGTCGCCTTCTGCGTTAATGCCTTCGAACGTCCTGGCCTAGTTCGTAGGATGATTAATTCGATCCTGGCCCAGTATCCAGGGGCGAAGATATACGTCGCGGACCAGTCGGCCAGATCGCACGAATACCCAGGGGCGACGAAGGTCTGGAAACTGGATTACGACGTCGGGGTCTGCGCCGGCCGGAATCATTGCATTCGATCGACGGACGAACCTTTCGTTGTTCAATTAGACGACGATTATTTATTTACCGAAGAAACAGATATTTTATACCTGGCTGAACTTTTGGAATCCGACGATTCCCTGGTTATGGCCGGGACAAAATGCCGGCATATCCGACCGAATCGAAGGGGATGGACAAAGTATTACGCGGACGTCTGGGTCGATAATGGCGTCCTGTATGCTGCGAAACCGTCCAGGCCGGCCAGGAAGTTCCAGGGCCGGCCCTTCCAGATCGTCGACGTTATATCGAATTTCTGGGTAGCTAAAAGGCGACTATTCGACGACGTCTTATGGGACGAACGATATAAGATCGGGGGGGAACACGCGGACTTTTTCCTTCGCGTTCAGCTGGCGAACGGGGATCCGTCGATCGTTAAACAGTACGAATCCCAGAAGGCCGGCTTCGGACGTAAGGGTCCGATCGGAAGGGTCGTCGACCCTGGCCGTTTCCAGGTCGCCTTCGTTCCGTCGTTACTGGTCGACCATATGAAAAACAGGCCCCCGAAATATCAACGCCTTCGAAAACGGGACGTCGACGGGGAAAAGTTATTCCGAAGAATATGGGGCGTTCATCGCGTGAAACGATGGAGAAAAGAAGCCGTCCCGAAGAAGGTCTTTTAATGTGTGATAAATGCCAGATAAAAGCGTATCGACCCAGGGTCGGCCCGACCAGGGCCTTCCAGGTCCATTCCGACGTCCTGTTTAAGATCGGACGTTTTCGTCGTTCCGGCCTTCTTTATACCCTGCAGAAAGACCAGACCGAAGCCGTCCGGACTGCGGAATGGTTTATGGTCGACGCCTTTAAACGGGAAGGGGAAAAGCCGATCCGAAACGTCGCCCTTCGCCAGTTTGCCGACCAGGAAAAGGAAGCGTTAAAAAATCTTAAACGGATCCAGTCGAAAAAGTATATCCAGAAAGACGCCCTGGATATGGTCTTCCAGATATTCGATATAGAATTCTGGTATAAAGAAACCGTTAAACGGTTCGGCCCTTCGATTGCAGCGACGGCCCTGCAGGGTTTTAAGGTCGGACTTTCCAGGGTCGACGCGGTTCTGGACTTCGACCCAGAAGCCGATCGGATCCGACAGACCCTTACCGAAGTCCTTTCGAAGACAAAGGGGATTAACGATTCCGTCCTGGACGATCTCGTTAAGAATATTCAAAGGGGACTAGACGAAGGGGCCGAAGATTTCGTCCCATATGTTCAAAGGGCCTTCAACGTTTCACGGTCCAGGGCCCAGACGATCGGCCAGACTGCAGCGACCCCAGGTTTCGAAGTCGGCCAGATCCAGGCATTCGAAGACGCGGGGTTCCCTTTTAAGGGCTGGATAAGTCGACGCGACGGTCTGGTCCGAACAGGGAAGTTCGACCATTTGGAACCGGACGAATCTGGACAAAGGGTTAAGATATCGGAACCCTTTACGGTTTCGGGGGAATCCCTTATGTTTCCAGGGGATCCGGTCGGGTCTGCCGGGAACGTAATAAACTGTCGCTGTACGACCGAACCCTTCGAAAAATTAATCGACGAATGAACCAGGAAACGAAGCCGGCATTTAAAAAGGAAATCGACGGGATCCAGAAAGATCGCGTTATTTGCGTCGTCGATCGCCTGGGGGCTATATTAGGGGAACAGGACGCGATCGAAATATTTACAGGATCCAGGATCGTCCGGATCGAAAAAGTCGATCGCGATTCCGATAATCTATTCGTCGACCTAGTCGTTAAATTGAGAATATGAACGCGACATTATATCCCCCTTTTACCCCGTTACTGGACGAAATAAAACACGCCCTTAATGGGTTGTTCGAATCCGAATGGGGGGACCCCGTTCTTTATGTAAACCCCCTTACCCTGCAGGAATTAACGCGGGAATCGATCGCCTTCGGGGTTTACTGGCCGACAGGGAAGAAGCCGATCGCCTGGTCTTATGCAGCCGGGACGACCTGTTTCGGTTTTCCTGTATGCGTTGATTTTAACCAGAAAGTCGGGACCGTTCGTTTTTCTAGCCAGAAGACGATCGACGAAGTCCTGGCCTATAGCCCGTTAAATTAAAATGCCCATTCCGTCTTCATTACTTTTTAAGGACGCATTCGTCGACGACGTTTCCGTATCGAAAGGGATCGTTACCCATTACTGGTCGGCCTTCGATAATATGGACCTTCACTGGGACATAATAGAAAAAGGGGCATATGCGAAGACCATTCGGGAACGCGGACCCCAGGGGACGAACCAGATTAAATTCCTTTGGATGCACTGGACCGAAAAGGTTATCGGAATGCCGATCCTTATGGAAGAAGACGATTTCGGGCTTCTGGTCGTAACGAAGATATTCCCCGACGTTTACGGGGGTCTGGGACGCGACGTCCTTACCCTTTATAACGAAGGGGCATTAAACGAACATTCGGTCGGGATCGACGTCGTCGAGCGTTCCGACGAAGACCGAAGAATTATAAAAGTCGCCCGGTTATGGGAAGGATCTGTCGTAACCTGGGGGGCGAATCCGAAAACCCCTGTCGTCGATATGAAAACGAAAGACGGGGTCGTCCAGGGGACGATCGAAACCCCCCTGGAAAAACAGATCCAGATCGCTCGCCGTTCTTTGGAACACGGGATATCCGATCGCCTGGGTCGGGAGATCGAATCCTGGCTTAAATTAGTCGAAGATCCATCCGAAAAGGGGCCGGCCAGTCCACCCCAGGAAGGACCGGAAAACGACGTCCTTAAAGGGGTCCTTCGGGACCTGGACTTAATGTCCGCTTCACTCGAATTATTCAGCATTAAAAACAGGTTTTAACGTTATGCCTTCAATCGAAGAACAAATTAAGGAATCCGTCGCCGGCATAAATAAGGGTCTTACGGACGTTATGGCCGATCTGGAACCGAAGATCAAACAGGGCGAAGAAGCCCAGAAGGGGGTCGCAGACCTTAAGGAACAGGTCCAGACGATTTCGAAAGACGTCGAAAAGAAAGTCGACGAACTTCTGGTCCTGAAACAGAAAGAAATCGAAGAACGCCAGGATAAGTTCGAAACCGAAATGGCCGAAAAACTGCGTAAGTCTGCAGCGTTCAAAGGTCGCCCCGAAACCCCAGGGATCGTCTGTTTCAATGCAGCGACCAGGAAGGAAAACCCGATCGACTTAACCGAAATTACGAAGTCCAGGGGATCGCGTAAAATCGCCCTTAAGTCCTGGCGACTGTCTGCCGACGATCGTCGTTCTTATCCGCTTTTGACAGGGGACGTCCCTGGGGATATGAAAGCGATAACGAACGCGGACGCGTCCGCAGGGGACGCAGTCGATTATATGCGCGTTCCAGGGATCGTTCGGCCAGGGGAACAACCCCTTTTAATCCGGGACCTTCTGCCGATCGGTCGAACGTCTTCGGATCTGGTCCGCTTCGTTCGTGAATCTGCGGTAACGGATGCAGCCGGCATACAGGCCGGCCAGGGGGCCGATAAAGGCGAATCCGATTTCGATTTCGCTGCAGCGTCCGAAGAAGTCGAGACGATCGCGACTTATGTAATCGCGTCGACCCAGATTTTACAGGACGCAGTCGGTCTGCAAAGTTACCTGGACAGTCGCGTCCGCTTCCTGGTCCTTCTGGTCGAAGATAATCAACTTCTGAACGGGGACGGGACGACAAACAATCTGAACGGATTGATTACCCAGGCGACGGCCTTTAATGCCGGCCTTCTTACGAATCTCGGGGTAGCGTCCGCGACGGATCTGGATACGCTTCGGGCTGCGATCCTGCAGGTTACGTTAGCGAATTTCCCCGCGACGGGAATCGTCCTTCCCCCGTTTAACTGGGCTTCCATCGAACTAACGAAGGATTCCCAGAATCGGTATATCTTCACGAATCCGCAGAATACGACGGCCCCCCGAATCTGGGGTCTTCCCGTCGTTCCTTCGCAGTCGGCCCCAGATGGGGAATTCCTGGTCGGGGCTTTTTCACTCGGGGCCCAGGTCTGGGACCGAATGGACGCAGCCGTCCAGTTTTCGACCGAAGATTCCGATAACTTCCGGAAGAATCTGGTTACGATTCGCGCCGAAGAAAGACTGGCCCTTACAGTCTATCGCCCGACGTCGTTCGTAACCGGAGCGCTGGCGAACGCCCAGGGTTCGGGATCGTAACGGTCCGTCTTCTTTTGTTTCACGAATAGCCGAAGGGGGATCGGGGTCGACGCCCTGGTCCCCCTTTACGTTTGTTAGAATGGCGAAAAAAAATAAACACTGGATTTTAGCGGACTTCCTGGCCCATGAAAAACATTTCCTGGACCATTTAGTCCCCATGTATCATTCGACCCCAGACGAATTTCGGGGCGACTTTATCCTTCCGAATTATCTGGAAAAATACGCCAGGACTGTACACGGGATCGAAGACGTCGTAACCTACCACGGGAACAGGGCCCAGGCCAGGATCCATATGTCGAAGGACCGTCGACGCCTGGTCGTCTGTTCTGCGTCGGGGGACCAGATCCAGGTCGCCAGGGCTGGACGTTATGCGATATTTACCCAACACGGGGCCGGCCAGTCCTTTACTCGGATTCAGTCGTCGTATGCAGGATATCCAGGCCGTAAAAATATTGCAGCGTTAATATTCCCTGGGAATCATCCCGCGAACAGGGATCGACCCCTGTATCCCGAAGCCGAAGTTTTCGTCGTCGGTTGCCCTAAACTGGACCCCTGGCATTCGGGAGAACTAGACCCCCCGAAGAACAATATCCCCGTCGTCGTCTTTTCGTCACACTGGGATTGCAAGGTCGTCCCCGAAACGCGGTCGGCCTTCTGGCATATGCTCCCAGGGCTCGACGAACTGGCGAAGAAAAGCGGAAAGGATTTTATCCTATATGGTCACGGTCACCCCAGGGCGTTAAAACACTGGACCCCAGAATATCGGAAAAGGAAGGTTCCAGTAATAGGTAACTTTTCCGAAGTTATGCGTCGGGCCGATCTGTATATTATGGACCATATGTCGACCCTTTACGAATTCGCGTCGGCCGGCGAAGGGGGTAACGGTCGCCCCGTCGTCGTTATGAACTGCCCCCATTATAGAAAGGGGGTAGAACACGGGTTAAGATACTGGTCGGCTGCAGACGTCGGGATCCAGGTCGATAAGCCAGGGGATTTATATTCGGCTGTAATCGAAGCCCTGGCCGATAAACCCGAACGCCAGAAAAAAAGACGGGAAGCCGTCGAACAAGTTTTTAAATTTACGGACGGTAAATCGTCGGACCGTGCAGGGGACGCGATCCGGAAAACTGTCGAACGTTTTCGAAAGAAGAACGCGACGTCCATTTACATCCCCGAAAAAAGAAAAATGATAAGAGGAAAAGTTATGGAACAGTTTCAATTAATCGCCCGGGTAAGATTGCAGAATTCGAACCGGGGATTTACCCCCAGGGGGAATTCGGTCGTTTCAGGGATTAACGCGAAGCCAGGGCGAACATTCTGGACCGACGCGTCCCATAAAAGGGACCTTCTTAAACTGCAGTATGCCAGGGAACCAGAAGCGGACGAAATTATCCCCTTCCCTGGAAAGGGCGACCATGAAGGACAGGTCGAAACCCTGGACGAATCAAAGATCCCCGAATTCGAAGCGATCCATCGCGGGGGGGGTTATTATGATATCTGCGAAGACGGGGTCGTCGTCGACCAGATAAGGGGGGCCGGAACTGCAGACGAACGCGTCGAAACCTTGAAAAAAGAATGGATCGAAAAAAATGTTAACGTCTGATTATACCGACTTAACGACCCCTTCGATCGTAGCCGATCAATCCCTGGGGGGTCTGGGAAAAGCAATCGAAGAAGCGCTTCGGGCGCCGAACGGTTCCGGCGATACCGAAGAAATCCAGCAAACATGTTTAAGGTTCATTAAGAACTATACGCGACGAATTGAAAACCATTTAAATCGAAAGATTATGGTTCGCCTGGTCGACCAGACCTGGGTCGTCGATTCGTTTTCGAACGCATGGAAGCCGGATTCGCGATATACCCTTCCTTCCCAGAACCCCAGGTATTCGGCATACTTCCAGGAATGGCCCGTCGTCCAGATCGTTTCGGTTAATGCCGACGCGACCCTGGCCGACGAAATGGCGATCGAAGGCGTCGAAATGGATCTGGCCGTTATCCATTTCGACGACGACCTGGACGACTGGCCGGTCCAGGCCCAGGTTTTCGCAGGGTATCGCCGGCCGGATCTGGACGTCCCAGGATCGGGGGAAACGTGGAATTCCGCGTTTAATACTTCGGCCCTTACAGGTCTGGACCAGGACGCAGAAGTCCCCGAACTTCCCTTCGATATTCAAACGGTCTGTAACGATCTGGTTATCGCTTCCCTTCGTTGGGAATATAACCGATTAATCGGGGTCGACGAATCCGAAGTCGACGCGGACCGAATGAAGATAAAGCGGAATAAGGTAACGTCTGGGTTCGTCGATCGCGAGCTGGCGAAACTCAATACTTACAGACATATTCCAGCATAGGACGCGAAATGGAACCAAAGAAATTTATCGGAACGACCGTCGTCTTAAAGGGCGACGGGAAAGACGTCGGGGATCTGCCGGCGAAGTTAGAAGACGGGGCATTCGTTACCGTCTGGGAACCGACCGAAGAAGAACGGGAACGGATTCTGGCCGGGGGTCTGATCCAGATTAACTTATACTGGGCCCCTGGACAGGAAGGATTCCCCCCGATAGCAGTAACCGCGACGGGTCCCCCTGTCGATATTTATACTTCGTAATGGCAGACTTTCGCGTCGAACATAATGTCGACGACTTGCAGAAGTCGTTATCCGAAGCCCTGGCCCGTCTTCCCCAGTTAAGAAAGCGTATCGCTAGAATGGCGACGACGCGTTTTTCGACGCGATCGGTCCAGACCTATATGCAGGAAGGACCGAAGGTTCGCCAGCCTGGGGACGACGGGGGGCTTATAAAGCAAACTGGACGACTCGCCAGGGCCGTAAAAGGGGGGGCCGGATCGAAGAATCGGATCGAAGTTTCGGGTCGGACGATTAACTTTATAATCGAAATCTTCGTCCCTTATGCTGCTATCCATGAATTCGGGGGGGAAATATCGATCCCCGTAACTGCGAAAATGCGTTCCTTTTTCTGGGCTATGTTCTACGATACGAAGGACGAGAAATGGAAATTTATGGCCCTTACGAAGAAGACCGTTTTTAAAATTGATATGCCGAAACGATCTTACATACAACCGGCCCTAGACGACGAAGGGGACGAAATCCGGTTTCGGGCCCTTAATATCGTCGTCGATTTTTTAAACCAGGAATTACCCTAATGTCTTTAACTCTGAACGCAGACGACAAACTGGAAGGGCTTCGATCAAAGGTCGAAGACCTGTTAACGGCGCATAATGTCGGAACCCCGATCGTCGAAAAATTTGTAACTGGGTATATGTTGGGCCTGGAATCGAAATACGATTTCGACGCGATCTTCGGAAATCCGGTATTCTGGGCCAGGGTCGCCCCTGTCGATCTGGTCCTTCAACCGACCTTAGAAGCCCCGAACGAAGGGGGGGCCGGAACCGGACGCCTGGTCGAAGCGATCGATTATCGAATCCTTCTGCAGTTTCAGTACGAAGAATCCGACGAATACGAAGGATCGACCCAACAGAAATTTAATAACCTTCTTCTGGGTAAAACCCCGAAGGGGCTTCTTTCTTATTTTAATGGCGTCGGGGGGTTCGAAATCTTTCCGGCTTCTGGCGATTCCTGGGTCGTCGAAGCGAAACCCCCCGCGTCGATCGTTATTCCCGACTTCCCTGTTTCGGCTTTTGGGAACCGGGATCTTTTCGTCCATTATGCCGAATTTACTGTAATCATAACTTAAAGAGGAAACGGTATGTCTGATATCCATCGCGGGGTCCTGCAGTCGCTAGAATACGCGACCGATTACGATCCCGATAACACAAGTTCCGGAACGTTCGTTACTATCCCCAGGGGGCAGTTATTAAGCGACGGTTCGACGCGTCCTGGCGAAGTCGCCCAGACCGTCGACGGAACGAACCTTATCCCCCTGGCTGCAATCTGGTTAAATAATGGCGTCCAGCCGGTCGCCCTTAAATCGACCGATACATGGCAGAACGGGTTAAAAACCGCGTCCGACGATTTAACCCTGGTCTGGTTTCGCCTTCGCGAACTGGGTAAGGATAACTATACGATCGTCGGGGGGCAGTTCGGCTGCGGGGTCGTATGGAACGAACGGGCGATCCCCGACGCGGGGGGTCTGGAAAAGGCGTCCTTTTCCTATACCAGTTCGGGAAATGCGACTGGTCAAACTTTGCAGACCGAACCTGTCGGGTCCGGTTCAGGGGCTTAATTAACCTTTACCGTTTGTTCGTTATGAAAGGTTTATTTAAAAGGTTCGGCAGAAAGAAGGACGGGAATTTCCTGCGTCGTAAACTCCCAGAAGGGGGCGAAGAAATCATAATAAGACCAGATTTAAAGTTCCAGCCGATAACCCTGGGACTGGTCGAAAAGGTTTCGCCCCTTCTGGGACTGGACGCGGACGTCGTCCTGGCCGGCGAAGTCGACCTGGATAATTTAAAGGCCCCTAAACTTTCCGAAGTAAAAAAGGCCGTTAAAATCCTGTTGAAAAACGGGGATAAATACGACCTGGATTCCTGGCCCCCGAACCTTTACGAAGCGTTCCTGGGGTATCTTCTGGGAAATTTTATGTCGCGATTGTATCTAGGCTGAACAGGGCCAGTCGCGTTAACAGGTTGTTAGATCGTCGTTCAGCAATTCCGGAAGGTCTGCCGGGAACTGGGACCCCTGCGAAGTCGATAATCCTGGGAATGGGGGGACTTCGTCCACACGAATTCCAGGTCGCAGTTTTCGAAATGGATCTGGCCGACTTACTTATCTGGATTCGCACGTCGAACCTGTTTTATCAACAAAGGGAAATCGACAGGGAAGCCCAGGACGCCTTAAAAAATATTAAACCCCTGTTTTAATGGCCCGTCCCGTAACTATTACTTTTCGAATCGACGATAACGGAACCGTCGAATTTCTCAAAGATTCCGAAGGGGCCGCGACTAAACTGGATACGACCCTGGATAAAACCGGGAAGGGGGCGTCGAAATTCGGGAAGGTCGTCGGGGTCGCCTTCGCAGCCGTCGCAGCCGGGGCCGTAGCGTTCCGAACTTTATCGAAGGCCGTAAAGGATCGCGGGATCCAACAGATCGCGGAAAACAAACTGGCCCAGGCGTTAACGAACCAGGGGGAAAGTGCAGAAGAATCCCTTCCAAAATTAAAGGCCCTGGCCGCCCAGTTACAGTCGGTTTCGAATTTCGGGGACGAAGTCCAGTTATCGGCTGCAACCATGTTATTAACATTTAAGGAAGTCGGGGGATCGCAGGGCGTCGGGCTTCTTCTTCCCCGTCTTCTGGATATGGCCGCAGGTCTGCAGAAGGCCGGCCAGGAAGGGGCCGATCTTAATTCCGTCGCGATCGCGATCGGGAAGTCGTTAACGGACGGGGTTTCGGCCCTGAAACGATACGGGATTTCTTTAACGGACGCCCAGGAAGAACAGTTTAAAGCGTCCGAAGGAATGGACCGAATAAACCTTCTTACCGAAATCCTGGACGCGAACTTTCAAGGTCTGGCCGAATCTGCCGTCGACCCCCTGGTCCAGATCCAGAATTCGGCCGGCGATCTGTCGGAAACCCTGGGGGAAGGGCTTCGTCCCGTTATCGAAGAAGTCGCGACCGATTTAAGGTTAATGCTTGACGATAAACAGACGGCTTCCTTCGTTCGGTCTGTCGGGAATTCGGTCGGACAGGCCCTTAAGTTCCTGGTCGGATTAATCGACGATATAGGGGGATTTAACAGATCCGTCCGCGTCGGTATTCGCCAGATGGTTATCGGTTATCGAAACTTCCAGAAGACGGTCGTCGATATCCAGGAAACCGTCCAGAATGCGATTTTAAAAAGTCGGGAATTCCTGGGACTGAATACCGAAGCCCAGGAAGAAAATATCCGACAGTTACAAATTAGACGACTGGCCCTGGACGCAATGATCCAGGGGGAAAACCAGTTAATCGAAGCTATTCGGAACGGGGACGACGCCCTGGAAGAACAGGCGAAAACCGCGTCGACTGCGTCGGGGGCCCTTGCGAATTTACTGGGGGGGTCGCCGGCCGGATCCAGTTCGACGTCGGGCGCCGAAGATAAAAAGGAAGACGACCGATTAAAAATCCTTAAGGATCGCCAGGACGAATTAATTAAGGAAGGCCAGATAACCGAAGAACTTCTGGCCGTAAATCGGGAAATCTTGCAGATCGAAGAAGAACGGGCCAGACTCAAAAAAGCCGGCCTGGAATCCGAAGGCGACGGTCTGGAAGCCCTGGCCGAACAGGAATTAATCGTCGAAGATCAAAGGGCCCAACTTCACGAAATGGCCCTGGCTCGAGCCAGGGAAAGATTAGAAGCCAGGGAAAAGGAACAGGAAGCCGCTGCAGCCCTGGCCGAAGCTCAGAAAGTAGCCCTGGAACAACAGATCGCGAATTCGACCCAGGCCGTCTTATTATCGGGGAACGTAACCGAAACTTTACTTTCCCAGGCGAAACAGATCATAACTGCGAAACTGGCCCAAACGATCGCGGGGGCCCTGGCCCCCCTGGGACCCCTGGCCCTGGTTATCGGTCCCCTGGTCGCTGCAGGAATTAAGGCCCTGTTTTCTTCGGTCCTTCCAGGGTTTAACGAAGGGGGTATCGTTCGGGGCCGGCCTGGGGTCGACCAGAATGTAATCCGCGTATCGGACGGGGAATTCGTAATGAACCGCGAATCAACGTCCAGGAACCGACCGATTCTGGAAGCAATGAACAGGGGCGATCGTCCAGCGATCGACGGACGATCGGGGTCCCAGACGATCCGGATCCAGTTATCCGGGCAACTTACGGGGGACCTTCAAAAGTTAAAAGCGGACCTGGATAACGTCGAAGTCGTCGTCGACCAGACCAGGGGATCCATAAGAACCAGGACGACTTAATGGCGATAACTCCAAAATATCGGGGCATACTTCCAGGCCGGACGCGGAAATGGTTTTTCGATCTGGAAAAGGAAGGGGCGACCCTGAACCCCAGAACGTTTTATATCGATAAAGACGCGAACATTCAATGGGGCCAGGATAAGTTCGACGAAGCCCTGGACCAGTACATAATGCCGGCCGAAGTAAATTTTTCGATTAACGATCCAGGGGGCGTTATATGGGAAGATATTCGGACGTCGTCCCAGTTCGCCTTCCGGCTGCGGATATACGATTCCCTGCAGGAATACGATATCCGGCTTTTCTTGCGACTGGCGTCGTCCTTTACGCTTTTACAGACTGGGGTAAAACAACCAGTAACCCAGTTAATCGGCTTTTGTGGAATGACCAGGACCCCCGAACAGGAAGCGTATACAGCGACCCAGGCGATAACCTTAAACGGTCTGTTCGTCGATCTTCTGGTCGACGCCCTGCATTCCCAGAATATACAGTATCTTTTCGGCTGGCGTGGAAACCGCGTCGGGTCGACGGGGGCCTGGATGGATAAATTCCGTTTCAGCGATATAATTCGAACCTATACCGAAACAGACGGGAACGTCGAACCTGCAGGGGATGAACTGGCCGACCTTGCAGAAGGATTCCAGGCCGTCGTTTTTAACGACCTGTCCTGGCCCCGTCGTTGGTTCGTTGCGCAGCCCTGGTTATTAGGGAACGCATACGACGCAGCCGATCGCCTGTCGAACCTTTACGAAGTCGACGCGGATTCGATTTCGGAAACCGCATATTCGGGGGGACTGGTCCTTCTGATATCCGACGACGAAGCGAAACAGGGGATATATAACGCGGACGCAGCCGTCGAAATTGAAAGGGGATACGAAGACGACGACGTCGTCGATACCCAGATTAATCGCGGGGAATTTAACGAAGGATGGAACACGTCGACCGATAATGATAACTGGGAACAGAACACGCCAGGGATTCTTAACCAGTCCGCGAATAACTGGGCTTATATCGAATCGGGGGGGAACGAAATCTGGCATAACGGGCCATTCTTCAAAAAGGGCCAACAGATTTTATTTTTTATTTCTTTCAGTTATGGGGCCGTCTATACTTCGGGGGGATCGGGGACGGCTTCCTTCCCGATCGAAATTCGGGCCGTCCCCCTGGACCCAGACGGGACGACCTATTATCGCGAACCCCCTGGATCTGGGGACGCCTTCGGTCAATGGACCGCGACCCCGACGTCCTTAAACATTCCGACGTCTGGTCCATTTACCCCAGACCCCTTCGGGACCGATCCTTTTTCCGTTACCGAAGACGGGACGTTCGTCGTATCGGTCGGGGGCGACTTCCCGAACGACGGCCATATCCAGTTCCGGATCGCGGGGGATACTGGGTCGGACTGGGACTTATGGCTTAAAACGGACGACTTCGAAATCGATATTAATGTCCTGGATAATTCGGCCCCGTTTTCGACCTGGGTCGCCCGTTTTAAGTCGATCGAAATGGGGGGGAATATAGCAGAAGGAAACGTCGTCCAGTTTAGAAGGAAATGGTTACAGGCCCAGATCCTTCGGGCTTCGTTAAGTCCCCAGATCGAAATCGATATCGGGGTCCTGTCCTGGGAAACTGCGGGGCAGTGGCGGGGACAGATCGTCGGGGCAGATTCGAAGTATTTCGATCTGGCCCATTTATCGGCCTTCGTTCGACTTGCACGGGCCCCCCTGGACCTTCGGGTTATTAAGGGGACGCATTTCGGAACCCTTACCCCCAGGAATACCCTGTCGAAAGGAACGGACGAATTTATCCCGTATTACTTGCAGTTTTTCTTCCACGAAGAAATAACTAAATATTCCGCTTACGAAAACGTCGTCGAACTGTCGACTTCCTAAACTATGCCAGCCAGGGACGGATATATAAGAATTATTTTTATCCAGGAAGTTACTGGAATGGTCGTCGATATCGGGGCATTAATGGCCCAGAATACCGCGTCCCCGACAGTCGACGAAAAACGAATGGCCTTCGACGGGACCGAACGCGTCCTTTCGCGAACCCGTCTTCTGGAAGTCCCGATCCATCGCGAATGCGATATCCAGTATCTTCGCATTATGGCCGACCTGGAATGGCCTGTAACCGCTTACCTTTTCGGAATGGCCGTACACGATATATGGGCAGTCGGGGAACTCCTGGACGTTCAGGACGCCAGACGGGGGGCCGGCAATATGGCCGGAGCGATCGCCAGACTTTCGTCGATCGTCTTCGACGGGGCCTTCGGCCAGTCCGATAATTTGATCGGGAATATTCCCTGGGAATGTACAGAATCGATATTAATTCCAGGGGAAGCCGGATCGGGGTCTGGATCTCTTTTCGGGTCTGGGGACGCGTCGAACTGGAAACTTCTGGAAACGTACCGGAAGGGATTCGAAGGGCCGACCTGGGATCCCAGGGGGGACGGGGCGTCGGTCGACGTAGCCGGCCAGTTAACGAAGTCTGCAGGGGGAAACCCCATTCTGGATCTGGTCCTTCCCTGTCAAGGGTCGACCCTTCGTCTAGGGGGCGAAGACGTCCTTTTTTCTTTATTATGTTTCGACTGGTCGGGGAATCTTTTGTCCAGCGTATCGAAGACGGACGCGACCGAACAGACGATTAAAATCCCAGACGGGACCTGGACGATCCGGTTATCGGTCGATTCTGCCGGCCAGATCCCAGAAGTTACCGTCGATTCGCCTGGTCGGGCCGTCGACCCCAGGGTCGGCCTTTATGTCGGGGACGACGGGGTCGTTACTGGGATTCCTTCCTGGACTTCTTAAAAACTCGAGTTTATGCCGGCCCAGATAATAAATGTTTTCCCTTCTTCCGATTCGTCCGCAGCCGTCGACATAACGACGACCGTCGAAAAGTTACGCGTCGGGGACCGGCTTCTGGCCGTCGTCGGTTCGGATGGAAGCCCGAACGCAAGTTCGCCCCCTATTCTTTTTAATGGGTCTGGGGGCGACGACGCGGGATTTAATCCCCTGGCTTCCCATAATGCCGACGACCCTTCGGTCTTCCTTTATGAAAAATTTGTAACCCCCAGGGACGAAGACCCCGATTCGACGACGGGTTATTACTGGTCGGGGTCGGCTTCTGAATTAAAGAATTTTGTAATTATCCAGATTCGGGGCGACGACGGCCTGGACGTTACCCCCCAGATCCAGTTTAATTCGGCTTCGAATCCCGCGACTGGGCCTTCCCTTACCTTCGAAACGGACGACGTCTTATGGATAAGTATCGTTTCCCTGGATACGAATTCGGCCCAGACCATAACCCCCGCGTCGGGTTTTACTTCATTCTTCGACGTTACGACGACGGGGTCTGGGGGAAACCAGATCGCCGGCTTCTGGAATACTGCGAACGCAGGGGCGACGGGGACGACGTCCTGGTCTTACTCGGGGGCCGCAAGGGACGCGACCGTCGTATCGATCGGGATTCGCCTGGGCTTATTGCAACGCGATTACGCGAAGCCAGGATCGGGGGCCAGAAAGGTATTTATCCCCGTAACTGCGGATATGATCGAAGGGCCGATCCCCCTTCCAGGGAATCCGGTCGTAATCGATCATAATGTTTTGATCGACTATGTTTTCGAAGGACTGGACGGGGACGGCCCGAACGTCTTCGACGAAGGGTCGCTTCGCTTTTCCTGGGACGTCGACGGGGCCGAACCCCTTCCAGGGAAGTTTTATTTAAGTCTGAACAATAACCCGAACCTTTCAAAAGTCGAATTCTGGACCAGGGAACCGACCCTTTATCCGAACGAAGGGTCGGGATCTGGGGGCCCCTTCCCTGGCCCCTGGGGATCTGGATCTGGATCTGGCGACCCTGGCCGGGAAAACGGGGTCTTCCTTTGGTGGAAACCGGACGGCCTTCTGGGGTCTGGGGAAATCTTTGGATCTGGTTCTGGGGACGGGTCGATCCTGCAGCCAGCCAGGGACGGCCAACACGGGGCCGATTCTGTCGTCCCGTATAAATGGAAGATGGGGATTAATGGGGGCGACCAGTCTGGGGATATCTTCCCCGATATGTCTGGGAATCAAAACGACGCGGATAATGAAACGACGGGGGCCGCGTCCGTTTCCGACGCCCCCTTCGGTATTAATTCGATGGAGTTCGACGGGGTCGACGATTACGCAGTAGTCGCGGACGCGGATTCCCTGGATATTACGGATAACGTAATAATGCACTATATGGTGAATTATACGTCTTTCCCGTCGTCCGGCTTTTGTGGAATCATTAACAAACGAATCGGCCTGGGGACGAATTACGGCCAGTCGTTTAATAACGCCCCCGACGAAATAAACACTTACTTTTATTCGTCGGGATTTAAGGGGGTAACGGTCGGAAGGTCGTCGAATTTTTCGACTGGAACATGGTATCAAGTAAGCGCAAAACTCGTTAAGAACGGGTCGAATGTCGATATCGAATACTGGTCGGGGGGAACGTTAATCGGTTCGGGATCAATCGCTGGAACGCTATTCGCGAATTCGAATCCGATTATCCTGGGGGCGACCCAGACGTCGGCAGGAAGCCGGCCTTCTACTATTACGGAGGAATGGCCGGGGAAATTAAAGGCCGTCTGGATCGTCCGCGATAACTGGTCGACGGCCCAACACATAACGTATTCCCGAAACCCCAACGACCCGACGACATACTGGAACGCGATTTACTGTCCGACAGACGGGGACGGGGACGGCCAGGGGACCGGCTGCGTCCCTGCGGGGTCGGGTTCTGGGTCTGGGGGCGTCTTCCCTGGGTCGGGTTCTGGGTCTGGGGGCGTCTTCCCTGGGTCGGGTTCTGGGTCTGGGGGAAGCCCAGAAGAAGCATGTTACGGGACGATCCATCGCGACGGTTACGACCGGATCGTTATATGGCAACCTAGAACGGGGAACGTCCTGGACGTAATGGGAAACGAAGCCCTTAACATAGGGACCCCGACGTCGTCGACCGATTACTTCGACGGGGGACGGGCCGAAATCATTTCGAAGGATGATTCGTTCGGCCTGGATTTAATCCGGTCGTCCCAGATTCATCATTTGAAAAAAATGATTAACCAGGGCTGCGAATTCCGGATCTTCGGGATCGGGAAGTCCGTCGTCCAGTCCTGGTTCGTCGACACGAAAGGAAGTCTTATTCCGGTCCGACGCGGGGCCGGCCAGTTCGCGGGGGCCAGATTCGAAACCGTTTCCCGACATAAGTCGTCCGCGATCTGTCAGTCCGCGAACGTCCTGGAATGCTTCCCCTGGAATATGACCGTAGCAACAGAACGCGACCCAGAAACGCCAGCTGGCGTCGGGTCGGGTTCTGGGGGAATCGGTTCGGGGTCGGGTTCTGGGGGAATCGGTTCGGGCGCCGGACTGGGTTCTGGGTCTGGATCGGGTTCGGGTTCTGCCCCTGTATGGGAACTGAAAGGCCGACGCGACGACGATTTCGTCGGTCCGTTATGGGTCGTTTCGGAAGGCGATTCCGTCGACGGCTTCGGTCGTTTCTCTGGAACGTCGGCTTTTCTTTCCTATACCTTCCCCGTCCAGGGGCTTCGCTTAGTCTTAACCGGAAACTGGGCCGGGACCCTGGTCTGTAAATCGTTTTCTGGTATCGTCCTGGAAACCTTTACGAAGACTATGGGGAACGACTTATCCGCGACGATCCCCGACGAAACCTGGACCGTCGAATGGACGGTAACGTCCGCTTTTGAGATTCCGCGCGCGACGGTCGATTATGCCGGCCAGAAGGTCGCCCCCAGGAATGGGGAATGTATCGACTGTAGCGATCCGGACGCCCAGGCGACGACGGTCGACTGGTCCGATCTGGCCCCCGAAATCTTCTTCGTCGATACCGATACGGAAGAATTTAAAACCCTGTCTGGCGACTTTTCGGAAGAAATCGGGACTGGGCTGGACCTGTCCCCATATTCGATTTTAGATATCGCGATTCACGTTCCGACGTTAACGATCTATGGGTTATCGACGGGGGGGATCGTTTATAAATGGAAGTACGACGGATCGGATTTCGAACAGGTTTTCGATTCTGGATTTACCGACCTGGAAAGGATCCATATCGATAATAAAAACGACAGGATAATCCTGGGGACCCATCGGGTCGGGACCTTCCAGCATAACATTTATATTTATACCCTGGCCGGATCTGCGATCCAGAACTTCGAAAGTCGCTGGCAGACGAACAGCATAACCCAGGGCCCCCAGGCAGTCGGGACGATCGGGGGGACGAATTATATATGGACCTGGGACGGGAATTCGCTTTATCGATTCGACGCGGACGACGCAGGGGCCGCAGAATTTTTACAGACGGCTTCTGGAATCAATCAACGCGGGGGAACTGTCGACGACTCGAATTCGGTCGGATATAGGATTATCGGGTCCGCAGTTTATCAGTATAACCCCGTAACAATAAACAACCCGACGAACGCTTCGACAGTCGCCGGGAATGCCCCCTTAAGTAATTCGATTTATATCGATTACTTCGAATTCGAAGACGCAATGGTCTGGGTCGGCTGCGACGGTGAAAGGATATGGTCCTGGAACGTCGGGGACGCGAACATAACCCAGAACAGGTCGACTTCGAACGCCCTAACACTTACAACGAAAAAACCTTTTACAACGTCTTAAGGGGGATCTATGCCAGACGACGCAAACAAACAACCGACTTACGTAATTCGCTGGACCCTGGGTATTCTTTCCGGAATATTAATCGCGATCGTTCTGGGGGGATCGGCCCTTCTTCTGCAGGTCGATAAGGCCCAGACCGTCCAGGAAGTTAAACTTTCAGCGATCGAAAAAACCCTGGATAACTTAAACGATAAACTGGAACCGATCGTCGGGAATAATACGTCCAGGGTTTCGGGGCTGGAACGGGACGTCGACGACATAAAATTCGACGTTCGCGAGCTTAAGGAATCCGTCGACCAACTAGACGAAACCGTTAAACTGGTCGGAAGGAATATCGAAAACAGAATTAAGAATCCGGACCAGGGGAATCCGTGAAACTTGTACTGTACAAAATATGTTTGTATCATTGAAAACCCATCTATAACGACCGTTTTCGGGTCGCGTGTTAATGGGTCGCGTTCTAGGCCAGGGGGTTTCGGTCGCACTTTACCCCCTGGCCGACTTCCTTTTAAATAGCCCCGACTTATTATGGAAAAGGTTCTTCTTAACGGTTCGATTGTTCTGGTTATCGCAGCCGCAGCCCTGGCCCTGGTTCCTGGCCTGGACGTTTCCGTCCTGCAGGACGGGACCTTAACGATCGGGGACGCCCTGGTCGTCGGGGGGAATTTCCTGGTTATGGTCGGCCTGGGGGTCGTTCGATTCCTGGTCGGAAAACGGGAAAAGGAAAACGCGGGGTAAATCGATATTCAACCGGGAAGGCCGGCGGGGTGGATTCGCCGGCCATATCAAAGAAGGCCCAGGGACGTCCGTTTTCCTGGGCCTTCGTCTTTAATCTGTATTTATGGCGTGTTTAATTCCCTGGGCCAGAACACGGGCCAGGATCGGACAGACTGCATTCCCTATTGCTCCAAGTCGGTCCAGCCGGTCGGGAACCCCATAAGCCATTCGACCCACTCGGGGTTCATCGGGCCAGACGATTCCGGATTCCCCTGGACTTCCCGTTCGTACCACAGCACGAAGTCGTGAAGGGTAAACGATACGTTCGGGCCGGCTTCGACCCGTTGGGGCGTCCCCCCGCGTCCGCTTCGAAGACTCGACAGGGGCGTCGGCCAGATTACGAATTCTTCGTTGACTGTTCTTGCGATTTCTGGCAATGATAAAGACCCTTTCCCGAATCGTCGGGCCGTCGACGGATAAAGTCGGGAGAATAACCGGCCAGACTTCGAACGATAATTCTTCCAGCGAACGGCAGATCGTTTCGAATACGGCTTCCAGTTTACCAGTAAGAATTCCTGGAACGTTTTCAGCGACGACCCATTCGGGTTCGTTCTGTTCAATGATTCGACGCATTTCCGGCCATAGAAAACGGTCGTCCTTATCGCCTTTTCTTTTTCCAACGGTTGCAAAGGGCTGGCAGGGGAAGCCCCCGTGAATAACTGAAACTGGCCGAAGTGATCGACCGTCGACGTCGAAGACGTCTTCGAATTGTTCTGCATAAGGAAACCTTTTTTTTAATCGGGTTCGACAGGCTGGATCCTTTTCGATCTGCCATAAAGTTTCGAAACCTTCTTCTTCGAAGCCCAGATCCAGGCCCCCGATTCCGGAAAATATCGAACCGCAGGTTAATGAGTCGTCGTTCATTTATTCGGGTCGCTCGATGAATAAAGAATCGGGGGGCATTCGCCCTGGGAAATCGTATTTATGATAAATCGAATCTGGGGGGTTAAGGGTATCGTGAAGGACGGAAACGGCCTTCCATAATTGTAAACGGTCCTGGCCGGTTTCGGTTGCCTGTTGTTCGATATACAGTTCCAGACGTCGGACCCTTCTGGATTGATCGAACAGGCCGGCAGACAGAAAGACCAGGGCCAGGAAGAAAAACCAGAAAATCGGAATCGTCGGGTTCGCGAAAGACGAAGTAAAAAAGGCGAACGCACGTCGGACATTAAAAAAGAAATCTTTTAACATGGTATTAAGGGCGTGTTTAATTAACGAGTAACGGAATAATTCCATTAAGACGACCCAGACCAGGGCCAGGGCGAAGGGGCTAACGACCCAGGCGATTATCCAGGTTTTCCAGTTCATAGATTTCGACGATCGTATAACTTACCAGATAAGGGATAGCCTGGGGAACCAGTCCCCCCCAGTCGATAAATTCCTTTTTATCGTCGGGAAATATGCCGGCCTTAACCAGTCCGTCTTCGAATAACTTCGCAGTATTCGAACAGTTCGTCCAGTCGAAGACGTTCCGATCGGTCCCGAATAGAAGGTAATAAAAGACGAAGACTGGACCGTTAACTGGTCGTATTTTCTGCCGGCGAACTGCGTCGGCTGCGACCCCCTGCCAGAACTTAACGTCGTCGTCCCGTTTCTTCCAGTGTTCTCGACCGTTCGTTTTATTCGTCGACTTTCCGATCGTCGGGGCCCAGATCAATAAGTCGGGCCGAATATGGGATAATATCTTCGGGCGATATCCTTCGACGTAGGGTTCGGGGACGTCCCAGGAATAAGGCTTCGTCGGCCGGGAATTCTTCTTCGGGGATGATTTAAAAAACGAACGCCCCGACACATACTGTCTGTACTGTTCGACGGTCCAGACTTCTTTTTCCTTCATTCATCGATTAAAACATTTATGGACGGGGGACGGTCCTGGTTATCGTTCTGGATACTTCGTCCGCAAGTTATCGCGATCGAAATAAGAAGAAAGAATAAAATCGCGATCGCGATATCCTTTCCGGTTCTGCCGGCCTTCGACATAATTAACTTATTTTTAAGTGTTATTTAACCGCTTCCTGGTTTAAGATCCATTTCTTCGTCGCGGG